AAGGGGGAATTGAAGCTTGAAGAACTTAAGTCTGAAGTGCTTAAAGAGATTAAGGATAAGGACTATGTAGAAGAAGCTATTACCTGTGGTTTACTAGGTCTAGACCGTTATTTTGAAGATGAATACATGATTGATGCCTCTAAAATTATTGAGACTGAAAATCAGGTGTTCTTTGACCTACCTAATGGTCATCAGTTCACAGGGATTGTGGATGCAGTAATTCAGAATGATGATGGTACTGTAACCCTTGTGGATTATAAGACTGTATCACAGGCTCCAAAAGAGGAGAATTACAAGTATGGTCTTCAGGCTAACATGTATATGTATGTGTATTCTCAGCTTGGTTACAAAGTAAGAGACTTTAAGTTTGCCTTTGTGAACCCTGCTATTAAGGTACGTACTAGGAAGATTGTTTCCCACAAGACTTACATATTTAATAAGTACCGTGCTGAGGAGTTCTTTAATCAGTTTATTGAGACTGTAGATATCATTGAAGCTAACCCTAACTACCGTCTATATAGACCTGTAGGTAGACAGCCTGACGCTTATGATTATCTGTATTATGTCTTCATTGGAGACATGTTAGAAGACTTGGATGAATTTATCGAAAAAAATTTTGAAAAATCTTCAAAAAAGGGTTGACAGGCTAACCTAAATTTGTTAAACTAATATATGTAATAACCTAGAAATACGTTATAACAAAAAATAAATATTTTCCTAAAGGAGGTTATCATTATGGATAACAAACAATTCAATCAACTTGTGCAAGCACTTGCAAGCACTCTTGGTATCGAAACTACTACTATTGAGACTGTAGTTCCTGCATCTACCGTAGCAGAACAACGCTACATCATCTACATTGGTAAGAAAGAGCGTAACGTAAAGGCTCCTTACATTGCTATCAATGCTGATGGTCAAATTTCTGGCTTCACTGAAGAAGCTGACGTATTCGGACATGGAACTGACCGTATTGGTAAGTTCACTCTTGCTGAAATTGAAGCACGCTTCCCACAATTTAATCACCCTGCTTTCCTTATTGAAGCTTAATGATTAAACTAATTTGGGCTGAAGCTGAAGGTGGTCTCATAGGTGCTGAGGGAAGTCTCCCTTGGCACAATGGGGCTGACCTAAACTACTTCAAAAATCAGACTACTGGTGGTATAGTTGTCATGGGACACACTACATGGAAGTCTATAGGATGTAAGCCTCTAAAGAATAGAGTCAACATTATCCTGACACATAAGGATGAGATTGAAGGCTATGATGGAGAGGAAGTCTATATAGCAAACAATGTAGAAGAAATTCTTGACTTCTATGAGCACAGTGATAAAGACTTATGGATTATTGGTGGAGCATCTGTGTATAAGCAGTTCATTCCATACTGTGAAGAGTTCATAGTCAGTCTGATTGAAGGGGATTACTCAGGAGATACCTATTTCACTGATATGGATGAGTATCGAAAACCTGAGAATGTAATCGTAACACTTAAGGGAGAGGGCTTTGTAGCCACTCACTACAGAAAGGGATAGGATGAGTACACATACTGTTGAATTTGTAGCAATACTTCTTGCAAGCTTTGTAGTTTATGCAATCCTTCATTTTAAGTTTCAGAAGAGGCTTGACTCTACTGACTCACACAATGAGTATCTTACTAAAGAGCTCCATAAGATGAGGGATATGTACTATGATACTGAGAGTAAGTACCTAACGCTATTATCCAATAAGCAAGAGAAATTTATTGAAGGGTTAGAAGGAGTAAAATCTGTCAGTGTATCTGCCCTAAAATATGTTGAACTCTTGAGCAAAGAGAAAGAGCTACTTGAATTAAAGATGAAATTGAAGGACATGCAATGATGAGGACCCTTAACAAAATTAACTTTGGCTGTCTCACTGTAGCCTTGGTGATTTTCTTATCAGGCATCCTGATTATTTCAGGCTTAGTAATTCTTGGGATATTACAATATTTTCTGTTTGGAGGTTAAATGTTAGCACTACTATTTTATATACTATGTTGCCTAGCCTTCTTACTAGCTTTTATCTTGCTATGTTACTTAATCCTATCCGCTGTGTTGTTAGTTGGTATGCTCTTTGGAGGAATATGGAAAGTGATACTTGGCATATTCCTCCTCCTTATTTTTGGTTCAGTTTTCAAAGAGATTGGAGAACACTTTGACCCTTTCAGAAGAATTAACAAACCCTAAGAGGTACACATCTAATGGAATTGAATGTTGGGACTTTTGGCTCAGAGCAGAGCTTGACCCTTTGATTGCTTCTGCTGTCAAGTATGTATGGAGATACAAGCACAAGAATGGTTTAGAGGACCTTAAGAAGTCCTTAGTCTTTCTTGAGAAGGCTTACTCCTTAACTTATGCACCTGTGTCTCAGATGGACCCTTATGTTTTCGACATTAAAGACCTACCTGATATGACACCTCTACAGCTCTTGTTCATAACACAGGCTTCATTAACAGTGGTTAATGATATAGTGTATAAAGAGAGTATTAAAAATATGGTATCAATAATTCATAAAATAATTGAGGAAGAATATGCTTGATATTAAAATTAAGTACCGAGCTGAAAGTGTACCTAGAATTGAAGCACTTTCACAAGGTGACTGGATTGACTTAGCTTGTCCTTATGGTTTGGAGTATAAAAAAGGTGATATTGTCACTGTGAACTTTGGAGTTGCAATGGAGTTACCCCTTGGGTATGAAGCTCACTTGGCTCCACGTTCAAGTACTTTCCAACACACAGGTCTTATCTTAACTAATGGTGTAGGTGTAATTGATAACTCCTACAATGGAGATAATGACTATTGGGGAGCTAAGTTCTATGCTGTAAGAGATGGTTCTATCACAAGAGGTCAAAGATTGTGTCAGTTCCGTCTTATTGAAAATCAGCCTGAACTATCATTCACTGAGGTAAGTCATTTAGGTAATGAAGACCGTGGTGGTTATGGAAGTACAGGTAAGTAAGGAGAAATAATGGAACTTAAAAAGTTAAACAAGATTAAACTCCACACCTTGACTTGCCTATATGGTGAACCTGGTAGTGGTAAAACAACACTTATTAACTCTCTTCCAGGAGAAGTACTTGTCATTGATACAGACCGTGGATTGGCTTCTGTGGCTCCTAATGAGCGTTTCTCAGTGGCAGAATGTTATACATGGTCAGATGTAGAGGAAGCTATCAACTTAGCTGAGAGCTTTGACTCTATCGCTATTGACCACTTCACTAATGTTCAAGAACTATTGTATAAGGACTTGATGGAGAAGAAGAACTCTAAGAAGATGTCTCTACAACTTTATGGAGATGCTTCTATCATCCTTCGTTCATTCGTTGATACTCTTGTTCGCCTATCTTATGCAGGCAAAAATGTATATGTAATTTGTCAGCAGAAATCAGTAAACGTAGAAGAGGTTACTGATGAGAATGTACCTGCTCAGATTATCCCTAACTTGATGGAGAGTGTGTCTAAATACTTGACAGCTTCATCTCGTATCTTAGGTCACACTGAGCGTATCACAAAGTCTAAGATTGTCAAAGGTAACAAGAAGGTTAAAGACTTCTACCAAGTACGTTTAGCAGGAAACCCTGTGTACAACCTTAAGGTTACACGTAGACCAGGACTAACAATTCCTGATACAATCATTAACCCTACGTGGGATGAGCTTGTAGGACTTACAGATGGTACTACACAAGCTAAAGCTAAGAAAGCTGAAGGAGACGAATAATGTCAAAAATTTTATTTAAGACTGAAAAAGCCAGTGATGATTACATCTATAATGATGGTAGCTATGAAGTGGAAATTATGGATATTGAGCATGGTACCAGTAAAGGTTCAGGACTAGCTCACTATGCTTTTAAGCTTCGAGGTAACTTTGGTGAAGGAGCTCCTGCTACTTTCACACACTTTGTACGTGATAACCAGTGGGGTTATCGTGACTTATACAGCCTTGCTGTAGCAAGTGGGCTAGACCCTAATGGAGAACTTGATACTGATGACTTCAAAGGTAAGTTCATTGGTATCACTCTTGAAGAGACTGACCCTTACAATGATAAACGCCAGTGGCGAGTTACTAAAATCTTCTCTATTTCTGAAGATGATGATGAAGACGAAGATGGTTCATCTGTATCTGATGATGTAAGCGTAGATGATGATGAGTGGGATTAACCCATAGGGTGCAACTTAGTTGCCCCTTCTGAAAGCACAGTGTATATTCCTTACTTATATCCTAAATTTCAATGAGTATAACCTTTTTCATAATATTCCTATACATACACTGTGCTCTTAGAGGGGTTTCCTCTAATTCTTTACTATAAAGGAGCTTGCCTCCTTTATAACAGGCATGGATACATCCAGTGATAACGTTTCTAATGTCTCCTATATTTAGTTTTTATTTTCATCTATCCATGCCTGCTATAAGGGAGTTTACTTATGAGTGATAACTTAATTTCAGAATTTAAAATTTACTTGCTTAAGCGTAGAGATGCTTTTGAGTATAGGCACAGTAAGAAAAAAGAGGTCAATGACCTAGCAAGAAAGTCATTACCTAACAATCTAAAGTATTTAGATGATATGTCTCAGACCATGATACGTACTCTAAACACAGCTAAATATCCTGTTAGAGATAAACTACTTACAGCCTTTGTATACCGTATTGTAGGTGATGAGAGGCTTGTGAGACAGTGTACTAATCCTGATGGTATCATCACTGTGAAAGAGGTTAAAGTAGTTGCTGACAAGCTCAGAAAGAAGGGCACAAAGATTAGGTGTAATTATGTATCACCTGTGAAGTCAGCCTTTACTACAGGTATGCCTAGACATGAATACTTTCTAGCTGTCTGCTGTGACTTTATAGATAAGCTTCCACAGGACTTATTCTATGGATGGTCATGTAATGAGATATGTAACTACTATTCTGAAGTGAAAGTGTTTGGCACAAGTAAGTTTACTAACTTCCATATAGCTACTGACTTCTCTTATATTAATGAGCTCAACATAAAGATTGACCTCATCAAGAAAGTACCTGTACCTGTTAGGAAGCATTATCTTAGGGTCACAGGGAATAAGAGATTTAGTATAGATGACTATGCTAAGTTTGTGGATGAGATAATGGAATGGTATATTGAACAGCCTTTCATTACTCCTAAAGAGCGTATCATCACTCCTAATGATGTAGCCAATATGCTGATAGGATGGACTCTTAGTGATACTTCTACATGCCCTTCACGAAAAGCTACTACGCTTAAGAAGCAACTAAGTTCAATAGTAATCACAAGGAGTATGTATGACTACTGGAAAGAGAATAAAGCGTTATCACATAAAGCTGATTGACGAATTAGGTACTTGCTACTTTGATGAAGTGGTAACAGGTTTTAGGAATAGGCAAGAAAAAATAGCTAGATGGATAGGCTCCGACAGGTTTGTTAAACTGACTCAAGGCGATATGAATGTTCTAATAAAGAGTTCAGGAGAGGAGCTATGGTACTATGAGTACATTGATGGAGAGTGTTAAGAGTATGACACCTAAGGAGGCTTCTGATGAGTATATCAGACTAGAAAAAGTCTATAATGACTTAGGTGAACGTATCAAAGTAAGCACAAGAACATTCCAAACAAAGATGCGTAAACAGCGTAAGGAGATTAGAGATAAGCAGAACATGTTATATGTTGTGTTGAACTCTGAACCAGGACTCGCTAGATACACAGAAGAGTGTTTGGGGTTGACTAACTACCATAATCTATATAAACGTTGGAGACACCGTAGATTTAGATAACAAAAAGGACCACTAGGGTCCCTTTTTTATTTATCATCACAGTTACAGTCATCCTTAGGAAGCTCAGTGAATTTAAGACATTCAGGAAGCTCTTGACTGTCCATGATAGGAGTATACTCAACTTTAAACTGGTGTACACGGAAAGTACCTTGAGATGAGTTAGCAGGCTCTACACGTAGTTTAATGTGCTGTCCGGCAGGTACAATGATTGTGTCAGACATCTCCATAGCTCCATCTGATACACCTGTCATCTGCCAGTGAACACCTCTATTTTTCTTAAGGTCTTCAGTGTACTGTTCACCTGAGTGGTAAACTACAAACTCCATGGTGTTATCTTGAGCAGGGTTTAGAGAAGTACCATCAGCACACCATCTGATATATACACGATACTTTCTGTCAGTTTGCTTTCTACGCTTATCATCTGACTCACCTGCTACAACCCCTGTAGTAGAGTCCATGTAGAGGTCTAGGTCATAACCATCTGTGATAGGGTGATAGAATGTATCAGATGACACAGCAGAGTTACGAGCATAGTTTGTATGAACTGTACCTACATCTCCAAGTTTAGCTAGATACTCACCCATACATTGAACCATATCCCACAAGGCACAGATGTTTTGGATGTAGTGATTGAGCTGACAGGCAAGCTTCTTAATGAATGAACTGAAGAATTTAGGATTGTAGCACTTCTGACCTTCAGCCATACATGCGAACCTTCCAACACCCTTATTATTCTCATCAATCAACCGCTGACAGTCAGCAATAGGAATATCATCACAGTCACACTCATCATACCAACAGCGGTCATGAGGGTTTTCTGTGTAACTTGTGAATGATGCTTCATTCAGTTTAGTTGTTTTGTCATCAATAGCCATTAGTTACCTATCTTTCCTTGTGCTTTCCACTTACCACCTTTACGGATACGTGAGGCAGAGAAGTTTTCTTTGCTTACATCTGAGGCATAAATCTCAGCGTTAGACTTAGTGTCCCAATAGTTCTGATTAGTTGTACGTCTAATCTTCATCCATTGTCTAGTGGTGTTAAGAGACTTCCATGTGTTAGACTTTCTGATAGCCCACGGTCTAATCTTAGCATCCTCAGTGTAGTAAATGGTAATTCTATTCTCACCCTCAACTACTGTATGAGTGTACACAGCTCTCTCAGGAGCGAAGTTCTTAATAGGAGGAGCATTTACTGTCACAGTGCTTCCTACAATTTGGTCTCTTCTAGTCTCACTAAGCCCTAGTCTACCACCAGTGGCTTTGTTAATATACTCAATAGTAACATTAGCTCTAGCAGGATTGTAGTAGAAGATTAACTCACTTCCACCTTCTCTTACTACAACACTATCTGAACTCTTTTCAGGAGTATATCCTGAAATCTTAGGAGCATTTCTACTAACAGTAGAGCCAATCCTTTGACCTGTGATTACATCATTAGACTTAATAGTTCTACCTGTGGCTCTATCAATATACTTGACTGTCACATTGGCTTCCTTAGGAGCCTGAGGGACATTAAGTATTCTTTGGTCAGGAACAGTCAGAGAGAATGTGACTCTACTTTCTGTAGGGTTGTATTGCCACCTATCAAAGGTAGACATTACATATTTAACTTGCTCATTTGCTTTAGAAGAAATTTCAACATCCTCAATGTTGAAGGTTCTGTTGACTGTCTCAGTCCAATCACCACCTGCGGGGTCATAGTCTTTATTAAAGATATCTCCCACAGCAGTGTGTACTCTATAGTTAGCTCCTGAGTCACTGAAAGCATACGTATCAGGAACCCTTCTATAGTAGATTTGATTAATTCTAGCCTTGGTATTCTTAGCCTTAACTCTAGTTCCTTCAACAGTCAGGTCATAGAAGATATTACCTTCAATGTTCACATGACCGATAGCAGTCTCTACTCCATCAATAGGAATAGTCATAGGAGTTTCTACCCTAAAACTATTACCATTGATGAATGTACGAGTACCACTATCTTGTGAGTAGATGTTTAGACTTAAGACACTTCTAACCTTGGCAATTTGCTCATAGTTAAGTGTTGTTTGGTCAGCCATTAACTAATACCTCCTGCAAGGTCATTCTCAGTCTTACCATTATTAGTTCTGATAAACGCATTACCATCCACAGTTCCACCAAACAAGTTGATATTACCAGTAGCAATGTTTCTATCAGGTCTTAGAGAACCTTCAAAGATAGTTCCTCCTGTTTGGTTCCAAGCTCCTGAGTTCTTAAGGTTTTGAAGCAGAGCTGTGAAAGCTCCCTTGAGTTGGTTGTACTCATTCTTAAGATTGTTGAAGTCTTGAAGTGATACATACTGAGGAAGATTGACACTATTACCATTAGAGATTGATAGAGTGTTACCACTAAGGCTTAGTGTCTGTTTGTCTCTATCTTCTTTATTCTCTAGAGCTGTGACTCTATTTCTCAAAGCTGTATCATCATAAGGTGTAGCATTATTAGGAAGTGTAACTGAGTTACCACCAGAAATAGATAAGGTTCTACCTGATAAAGTTAGTGTCTGATTAGTAGGTCCAATAGTGATATCTCTTTCTGTACCTAGAGGCTCTACGGATACAGTACTGTCAGTTACAGCAGTTACCTTCCAGTACCCATATTCTAAGATACCTGTAGTACGTTCAAGTAACCTATCCCTCACAGTATCACCAACTTTTATAGTATCAGCATTATATACTGTATCCTTATTTATTGTGGTAGCTTTAGTTCCTGGAATATCTCCCTTAGTCACAAAGAAGTTAGCTCCTGATAATGCAGGAACATCTGCCTTAGTAACATAAGGGTTTCTACCATTCTGAAGCTTATCCTCAATCAGCTTATCAAGACCTAAATCAACATGCTTATCCCTGATATTCTTAGTCATCTCATCCTGAAGCTTAGGGTAAGTAGGGAATAATGCGTAAGCATCATCCTTCTTAAGATAATCAGGTAAAGTGACTGTGTTACCATTACTGATAGACAAATTTCTATTACCTTCAGTAAAAGTAAGTGTTTGCTTATCATTGTCAGGCTTATTCTCTAGTGCTGTTACCCTAGCTTTTAGGGGAGCATCATCATAAGGAGTACCTGACGGTTTATCATTGATTTTATATATTGTTTTTGACATTAGTTATAACCTCGGAACATAATAGAATTGGTTATCAGAAGGTTTCTTCAGAAGAATAGTTCCTTGTACAGCTTGCATGAATAATTTTGTATCACTAAGGACAAGATTAAGACTACCTATAACCTCTTCATTCTTCTTAACCTCAATCTCTATAGGTTCTTCTGACTCAAGTTCTTCAGGTGTTATAAAATGGATGTAGTCTTCTACTGAGGACTCAGTAACTACACTCCATGTAAGTCTTGGCAAAACTGATACTAGTACTTTATTATCCTCATTCTTCCAATCTGTAATAAGGAACATCTCAAGCTTTACATTTTTTGATAATAAGGCACTAACACAACCACTTACGTAACGTGAGTTTGTGGAACATAGACTAAGTTTAACATTCTTATGTACATTTGTAGTTGTTACTCCTTTATATGTGTGTTGCAACCTACCACTAAATACTAAACCTGTTTCTAGAACAGCATTTCTCTGTAGAGTCCCATCATTATCAATAGTATAAATTGGGTACTTTTCTATAGGATTAAGTGTTTTTGAAAGAGTGGATAATTTTTTGAATTTGTCTCCACCTGTATTATATGGGTATATTACATTAATATCCCTTGCCATCTCTAAATGGAATGTACCATCATCATCTAAGAATAGACCATTGCCTTTAGCCTTGTATACCTTAGGAACTACTTCAGCAGGCAATTCAATAGAGTTACCATTGGAGATACTTACAGTACGACCATTGATAGAAAGAGTTTGATTATCTCTATCAGGTTTATCTTCAAGAACCTTAATCCTAGCCTTTAATGCTGTATCATCATAGGCTAGAGCAACTGTGTCCTTGTCTTCAAACTCAACCTCTTTACTTGTACCATCCACAAAGGTGTATGTCAGCTTGACTTTGTTACCTTCTCTTGATACACCAACTCCTGATACAAAATTATCAGTTTTACCTTGAACCTTAGCAATCTCCTGAGCTAGTCTAGAAGAGTTAAGGGTAAGTGTATCTCCTGAAGCACTGGGGGTTAGGGTCACAAGAGGTTCCTTACCATCTGCTGTAGTATTCACAGTTCTGATAGGGTTTCCTGAGATAGTGTAATCGTTACCATCCTTAGTAACAGTTACTCTTTCACCTTGTCTAATTGTGGTAATGGTATCTTTATCAGGCTTAGCCTCTAATGCTGTAAGTCTCTTTTTAAGCTCAGTATCATCATAGGCTGTAGTGTTACCTGTACCATTTACTTTAATCCATCTAGTTCTATCAGGAGAAAGGATGAATAAGTCACCATTAGGGAGAAGGTACATGTGGTCCCTATCTCCCATGAATACATCAGGTAAACTATCCACAGGTGCTACCCAAGTGTCCTCAGCAGGCATACACTTAGTGCACCAAGTATTAGGGTTTCCCCCACAAGTATAGCATCCCATTAGTTCACTCCTCCTGCTAAGTCGTTTTCAGTTCTACCGTTATTAGTACGGATGAAGGCATCTCCGTCAGGTGTACCTCCAAAGAGGTTAATGTTACCTGTAGCGATATTTCTGTTAGGTACAAAGTCACCATCTAAACCACCAGTCCAAGCACCACTGGCAGTTAGGTTATTGATAATCTTATTAAGTGCCTTCTTAAGCTTTTCATTCTCAGCTCTTAAGTTAGCATCATTATAAGGTTCAGTAGGCTTAGGAATAGCACCTGTGAATGAGATAGTACCATCACTAGAGATACTAATATCCTTACCTGCCTTGTATTCTTTACCACCTGAGCTATTATTCATCAACCAACACAGTTGATTGGTGATGTTCTTGTTAAAGCACCACTGTGAATAAATAGCCTTTGAAGCTTCCTCAGGAAGGTCACACAGTGTAGTATCCCTCAGTACGAGGGAATGTAGCTTAATTCTATCATCATTCTGTTTTTTAAGAGATGCACAGGCTGACTTGCCTACTACAATCTCCTCACACTGACAATTAATACAATCTGTCATAGTTTCTCCTAATCTATAAAGCAGTCAAACTTACAGTCCATAAGGTCACATCCACTACCAATGAGAGGAATGTTTTCAACCTTCTTCTCAGGCTTAGGAGGTAATGGTGACTTCTTAGGTTCCTTTTCTGTGAAAGGTTCAGGTCTTTTAGGCTCTTTTTCTGTGAATGGAGGGAAAGGTTTTCTCACAATCTGCTCTCTTGTGTAGACATTTTGATGTCGTTCACCTGGATTATCTCCACGTACCTCAGTCTTAAGGTGAGTGAAGTTAGCAGGTAGTGTAATCTGTTTGACCCAATCAATTCTTGATAGATGCCAATTAGGACCATAGGCTAGGTTCTGTGTATCAGCATGTCTAGCTAAGAGGATATTAGACTCCACAGGATGATAGGTGTTACCTCCATCTGTTGAGATGTAGTAGTCTAGGTACCAGTCATAGGTACCTCCATACTGGACATAATAGCCTCCTGGAACAGCTCTTCCATTACCCTCATAGGTATAACCAATAAGGTTTAATTTCATCTCCACAGAAGTTCCTGCATCATTAAGACTCCTAAAGAACACACCTCTACCAAAGTTGTGTCTATGAGCTTCAGTAAGGTCTAATCCATGAATTGAGGGGTTAGGAGAACCACCCATGACAATATCATAAGGTACTCCTGTCTTAGCAAAACTTCCCCAAGCCTCTTGCCACTGACCTTGACTACCTTGTTGAGCTCCTTGCCCTGCATCATATTCACGCTTGAGTCTTTCATACTCAGCCTTCATAGTGTTATACTGGATAAGCTTCACATCATATTCTTTTACCTTATCATCATAGACTTTCTTTCTAGCCTTATACAATGATAGAGCATTAGCATACTCACGGTCAGTTCTTAGCTTAAGAGCTTCCCAATCAGCTTGCTCAATTGAAGGAAGACTCTCTTGGTCAGAGTTGTAAACACCAATAATTCTATTGACTTCTGCAACCCTTCTATCAATACAGTGCTGAGCTTCACATACTCTCTGAGCCTTACGCTGTAAGCACTTCATACGTTTAATTATATCACAGATAATCTCAATAATGTTCTTAATCACACACCATATACGAAAGATACCATGTGTGGTATTCTCCTTGAGTTTACACTCATCACTGGATGCAATAACATCCCCTGCCAGTTTAATACTATCAGCAAGCTCATGCTTCATCTTATCGCATTCATGAGCTTTGTAGAACTTTATTTTACATCTGCAATTAGGGCAGTAATCTAGCATGTTACCTCCTAACAGTTGTCACAGTCAATGACACATCCTTGTGCCTTAGGAAGAGGAGAGTTATTATTTACATAGTCTGCTCTTACTTCACCAGTAGTGGAAGCATTAACCCAATAGTCCACAGTTCTAAACAGAAGAACATCTCCTGTGTTACCACCTTGAGGCTGTAGTGTAACTGATTTTCCTACTGATAGGTCAGGTGACTTGTCTGAGAAGCTGAAACCTGGGTCATAGTCTCTTCCAAAAATCTCTTTACCATTGTTATCAATGATAGAGTATCTTGCTGTAGTACCATAGCTTCTAGCTCCTGGTGATGCAGTATAGTTAATAGCATTGAAAGTTACTCTACTAATATGTGCATCAATAGTACCATCATCTTTCATGGTGTACATGTGAGCAACTTTACCAGTAATCGTACCCTTACCTACTTCATTCTCATCAACCATGTTCCAAGTCAATGTAAATGAACCATCATTTTGTGTACTAATCTTAGTGTAAGTCTGTTGACCATTGTAGTCTACATTAGAACCACTAGACTTCATACTAAATGATACATTCTCAAGCATTTTACCTTTGATGTGGTCAATAAGCCCTGAAATTCTTTCATCCTGACACTTAGCAACTTCACACAGATTGGATACTTTAGCCTCTAAGCACTCAAGCTTAGATAGAATATAACATAACTGGTTAATAATATTCTTTAATACACACCAAACACCATAGAAAGCTCTTCTAATAGCTTCAGGTAAGTTACACCACTCAGCCTTAAGAATAGCCCTCATCTTTGGTCTAATTTGTAGGTCATTTAGTTCTTGTAGTTTAACACAATCCCCCAAGCCTACGTTCTCACAGGAGCAATCCTTGTGTTTACAGATATCTTCCATAGTTCCTCCAAATAAAAATAGGGAGGGGATTAACCCCATCCCCTTAACCAAACAATAAGTGGTTTAAGTTCCAAGCTGATAACCAAATTTCACCTGAAGTTCTCAGTCTGAATTTTCTCCAATACCATCCGCCTGAACCCATAGCTCCATAGCCTGTATCGGCTGTAGCAGTTTGGTCAAACACAAAGTAGTCACCTACATGAGTCATTTGGTCAGGAAGTCTAGCACCATCTTTATTAGTAATAATGATATCCTCTACAGCAATACCATTATCAGTCCAGTTAAACTCAGCAGGAGCAAGTTCTTGACAGTAAACCTGCCACAAACCATTCACAAATTTCAAGTCATCTACTCGATAAGCATGTTGCATCTTACCTGGTGCAGATGGTCTAGGAGTAGCTTTAGCAGGAGTAACATAATCAGCACCTTTAGCCATAGCTACAAGTCTATCAATGTCAATACCACCAGGACACGCTGTAGACGATACTTCACCATGCTTGATGATGTGCTGTCTGTCAATAGGAATATTATAGCGTTCACAAATATCTCTAATTAGTCTAGCTGAGTTTCTATAAGTTTCCTCAGCAATAGTCCATGTAGGAGCTCCTGTGTTGTTTAAGTGCTCAATACCAATAGAGCGTTGATTTACTGGATAGTTTCCTGCATGATAAGCAACATAGTTCTCACCAACACAACCCCAAATTTTATCAGGTGTTACTTGATAGTGAGCTGAAGTACCATGACCTGAAGATACATACCATGTACTTCTAGCCACAGCATCATTAGTTGTAGCGTTATGGTGAATAACAATTCTGTCAATCTTATTTCTATTGCTATCACAGTTCATGATATTAGCATCATATCCTGTAATAACTCCTGAGAAGATTTCTCCACCAATATTCTTAACTGGTAATGCCACAGTCTTACTTCCTCCTTGGTTATTGTTAGCCTTCTTTAATCTAAAGGCTGTAGGGTATAGAGCAGAATAAGGGAACCTACACAGATTGTGTACTCCATTAATTCCACCTTGGTTTTGGCTTAAGAAGTAGCCGTACTTACCATCAATATCTCTATCAAACATTGCCACATGAGATACAGGAGTCCATCCTTGCACCTCTTTGAAGACACCTACATCACCTTCTTTGAGCTGATTGATAGGTACTTCATCAAAGTACTTGAGGATACCATTAGAGGCTTTCTTCTCCCACAAGTCTTTGGCATAACCTGAGCCACCTTGTGACACAGGTGTTGTATTGATTACAGGGACACCATTTTCCTTACACCACTGTGCAAAGGAGTCCCAACATTGGAAGGAATAGTAACCGTCTACATCTACACCCTTATTATACCATTTCTTCTTAAATTCTTGATAGTTCATTCTTTACCTGCATTGTAGTTATGACTAGAAACTCCTAGAACTCCTGCAAAGAATGTAGCAAACAGTCCAATAGTTCCATTAATTAGGTTAGCATCAAAGTTATACAATGAACCTAGCCCTGCAATAAGAGCAATCGTAGGAGGTACAACATTGATGAGTACCTTCTTAAGAATATTATATTGCTTATCTGAAAGCATCCATTTTTCTTCTGACATTTAGTCCTCCTTATTTATTAAGATTTCTTAAAGATACCTGGGATGTTTAGGATGATACGTTTGTTAAAGATATTGGCATCACTTGTAGCATACATTCTAACTACATCAGCTCCCTTATCTACCCAAATAGATGTAGAAACATCTCCTACCCATACTTGAGCCTCAATAAGCTCAGCAGGTCTAGGTGCACCTTTAGGTAATTTAGCAATAACATTTCCTTGACCAACAGCCTTAAGGATTTTAAAGTCTACTTTCAGAATACCTACACCTGTGCTACTAGAGTAAGTAAGTGTTATTCTAGGAGATACATCTGTGTCATAAGTACCTTCTTGAACCTTCTCTCTATCAGTGAAAGTACCTCTATACACTGTAATGTCAGTAGCTTTATCTTCCTGTTTGGTTAGTAGATTATCTACTTCATTCTTAGTGTAAGTCTCAGCTTTCTTGTAGAACTTATCTAAAGCATTATCCATGTTTACATTGTAAGTAGTGGAGCCTTCTGCTTCAGCTTTAGTTACTGTAACACCTTCAGTATCACTAGTAACAACAAATTCTTTTCCTGCACTTACTGGAAGCTCTACTGAATTACCATTAGAGATGCTTAAGGTATTACCTTCTAAAGACAATGTTTGCTTATCATTGTCTTCTTTCTTTTCTAGAGCACTAAGTCTTGACTCATTATTAACCCTAATCTCACTAATGTCATGTAAAGCACTAGCCATAGAGCTTCCTAAGTCATTTACTTGCTCTTTTAAGTCACTATCATCATAGATGGTATCTTTGTCTTCCCTAGCTTCTAAGACAGCAATTCTATCTACTAGAGGCTTATCATTATAAGGTGTTGCTTCAGGAAGTGTCACAGAGTTTCCATTAGAAATTGATAGCTCATTACCAGTTAATGATAATGTTTGTTCATCCTTATCAGGTTTAGCTTCCAATGCTTTGACTCTAGCTTTTAATGCACTATCATCATAAATAGTGTCATTATCAACCTTCTCCTCAAGAGTAGTTAGTCGATTTTTTACTTCTGTGTCATCATACACAGTATCCTTATCAACTTTCTCTTCAAGAGCTTGAACTCTACCTTTGAGTTCAGTATCATCATACACAGTGTCTTTATCTTCTTTTGCCTCTAATGCAGTTACTCTTTCTTTAAGAGCAGTGTCATCATAAGCAATAGAAATAGTATCTTTATCATCAAATTCTACTTCACTAGATGTACCATCAACTCTAGTGTAAGTTAATTTTACTTTATTCCCTTCTCTAGACACAGTGACTTCTTTTACAAAGTTATCTGTTCTTCCTTCAAGGGCTTTGATACGGTTAATTACTTCTGTGTCATCATAGGTAGCTCCTCCACCACCTAGACCCTTTAAACAGCTTGCATCAACTGTTACCTTTACCATTGGCAATCTCCTCCTCTACATGTCTTCTCATCTTCTCGTTTAAACCATGTATATAATGGTTTCCATTAAGTTCATTAAAGTATTCCTTCACAAGAGGCTCAGTCATATCCCACTTCTCTTGCCATGTAAACTCAGTTGAGTTATAGATGTTAAGATATTCAGAGCGTAAGCTAGAGCGTTTAGCACCCTTTGAGAGCTCTACAAGCTGATTTCTCTTGTGGTTAAGCCAAGCTACCCCTACACCACAAGCTGAGGTTACAAAGAGTGTTATTCCTGAGATGACAGCTTGGTTTTCCACAATTCTTAAGATTAGTCTATCCATTTAGCTCTCCTATAGTGAGTCTATCCATCCTGAGTCCAATTTACCTTCTTTAGTTACTACTTCACCATAAGGTTTAGTAATAGTAGCAGTATAGCTAAAGATAGGCTTACCTATTACTACATGGTCTCCTACATGTTTATCCAAGGTAATATTGAAGCTATTAACTTTATATCTATTATTACCCTCAATACCTCTATTAAGACCTTCATCTAGTATATCAGCATATTCCTTGCTAATAGAAGGAAGGTCTTCATCTGTAATAGGTTTCCCTATGATAGCACCTTTTTCTCGTCTAGTAATAGATAAGATTTCATCACCACTAGTTGTGATATTACCTAACGCCATGCCTGATAAAGTTTTATCAATGACTCCTTCAGGAAATTCCTTAGCAGGCTCTTCTGTGTGAGGTACTTTGTAGGTATGTTCTGAAACTTTACCATTTAGAGTAGTTCTTACTTTAAGGTTATAGTTAGTCTTTCCTCCTATAACCTCTGAGCCTTTTTCATAAGCAGGTCCTTCAAGTACAGCCTCTACAGTAGTTCCTTCAGGTAATTTAGCCTTCAATTCATTGATAATCTTATCTTCAAAGGCTCTCTTATCCTCTTCAGATACCTCAGGAACATAAACTACTTGACCATCCTTAGTAATAAGTGTAGAGAACTTATCTTCTACACTAGGTAGTGCTTCTAGTAAGTCAATAGTTTTCTCAGTAGTAGTACCAATGCTCATAGGCTCAGATTGATATACATCACCATTAGGTTTAGTAATCTTCACAATCTTAGTATAGAGAGGTGCACCTGTAACTTCACTACCTACTTCAGGAGCTTCACTAGGAATTTTATCTACTGATACTTCCACAGTGTATCCTTCAAGCTCAGGAATATCTCCTACCTTATCTGTGATTTCTTTCTTATAAGCCTCAATCTCTTCAGGTGTAGGCTCATCAACACTGATAAGTTTGTTGTTTTGGTTAGCATTATACTTACCTAGGGTACCTTCATTACGCAACTTACCTGACACAATCTCATCCAACTCTTCATTAGTGAGCACAGGTTTAGGAGCTGGCTCATCAGGAGTAGGAACTTCAGGGTCAGGATTAGGAGTTGGTGTTGGTTCTACAGGTTCGTCAGGAGTTGGCTCTACAGGATTATCAGGTTTTGGTTCATCAGGTGTAGGGTCAACTGGATTAGGTTGAGGCTTAGGTTTAGGTTCTTCAGGCTGTGGTTTTGGCTCTTCAGGAGTTGGTTCAGGCTGTGGAGTAGGTTTAGGAGTAGGTTTTTCATCTTCCTTCTTCTTCTCACAGTTGAACACAATCTCAATACCACCACACTGAGTCTCTAACATCTCACAGGTTGCTTTAGGGATAGGTTTATACCCCTCATAGGTAGGATATTCAATCCCACATAGTTTGTCTTCTTCAGCTAGTTTATAAGCCATAGTAACTCCTATCTTACATATACATCTATTGATGTTTTTTCATTGGTCAAGTAGACCTTACCCTTAAAACCAAAGGGTGTGTTATACACTCTACCTTTCACATCACCCCAAGATGAGGGAACAGATAGAATAATATTACCATCACTGTCTGATAAGAAGCCATAAGCATTATAGCTCTTATTCACATTTACACTAGCAGGGAAGTTGTTTCCTGAGGAGTAAGTCCATTCATAACCACTATAGTTTATACGACCAAGGGAGATAAACTGTGCTAAGGTGTAGATAGGTTGAGTTCCTGATTGGTCAAGACCATCATCAGTCTTATCAGGGAACTTATCATATCCATTAGCCTTCTCTACTTCCTTTTTATCTTCCTTCTTGTCCTGCTTAGAGTATTCTTTCTTCTCAGTGACACAACTTCTAGGGATGTATCCTACTGAGCCATCATACTTATCATATATCAGCCACTCACCATTTATTTTACCAGTGACCTTGTTACACTTGTAGAAGGTATCTAACACAGTAGGGTCTCCAATGCCTTTTATACCTTCAACCTTATCACAGGTTATTTCATAAAAGGTCCTTTGGATACCACTTCTTTTAGATGGACTATCTCCTGAGCCTCCATTACTAGAGCCTCCTGCATTATTACCTGGTGAGTAGTTGTCTTGAGCCCTTATCCGTACAACCCTTAAGATGGAGGCTCCATCAGCTAGGATGTTTCTTCTGTGCTCAATGACAAACCGCTGTCCTGCATAGTTCTGCTCAATGTATAGGGCATTATTGATAGGTCCTCCACCATAGACACCTGTGTGTCCATAAGGTGTAGTAGTTTCATAGGTAGATAGGATATCACCAACTCTTAGTTCCATCCCTGGTGTATAGGGGAATACATCTGCAAAAGCACTAACTCCTGCATCAGTACCAATCTGATTACCATTACCCCAAAGCCTATGACCATATTGCATAGCAATCCAGTCAACTAAGGCTACACACTCACCACTACCAACAGTCTGACCGATAACACTTTGAGCTAGTTGATAAGCATTTGTCATATCAATTATACCTCAATCTTATCCTTCAGTAAACTTATGCACAGGTTAGTTATGTATTGGAAGTCATAGTTGAAAACCTCACCATTGTAAGTGATAGTGTTATCCTCATGGTCACAAGTGATGACATTAGACTCTAAAGTAAGCTCTAAAATTCTATTGTCCAACCACTCCTTAGCTCCACCTCTATCATGATTTTTATAAATTTGTCTGAAGAATGACTCAACCATAGACTCAACTAAAATTCTGTCATACATTCTTTGTACTAATTTCTTCTTAATCATGTGTATATAACTCCATCTGTTTATCAATTTCTTTTATACTATACTCTATACGCTTAATATCACTCTTAAGCAACTCATTACTAATCACAGAAGTGTAATCAGTCGGATGCTTCTCTACATGCTGTTCTAAGATAAACTGTTTTTTCTCCTTAGAATGTAGTTGAATGAGCTTATGCTTTCGTTTAGTATACAGGTTTTTAATATGACTGTTCATAACTCTCCTAATTTATATGACTAAACTTAAGGAAGTTTCTAAGTGTAATCTTAGCCTCTCCTAGTGCATAAACAGTGAAAATCTTCTCTCCTGGACTAAATAGAGCACTCCGTTGAGCATCATTTAGATACCAAGCTGAATACATTAGGTCATAACCTTCCATTGGGTTGTTGTTAGGGAAGATACCTTCTCCACTAGCATCATCACCAATCCAGTTACATCCCCACTGTCTTCTGAATATTTCTGTTAATTCAATCTCTGAGGTCTCTCCTGTGGCTTGATTTGAGGCAGAAACAACTAAGTGGACATCTGTAAGGGGTATGACATTACCTCCCTCACAGGGGCTCTTATCCATCTCTATGACGAACTTCAGGAACCATCTTTGGAACCTATCAAGGTCACTAGGTACAAGTACTCTGAAACTTGCTGAACCTTGTGTTCTATCAATGACCACAGTATCACCTTCAGATTTAGTCTTTTCAGTGTCCTCATCAGTATTCTTACTACTTAAAGTATTCTTGATGAGGTCTAAATATTTATTGGCAAAGTCAATTCTCTCTTGAAGAGCGTTACCTGCAACTCCACCCCAATCCGCTAAGAACCTAGCTGTATTCTGTGCTACATCTAGCTTACTAGTGGCAACTTCTTTTACAACATTCTTTAGACCTTCCTCACTCATCATAAAGGCAACCTGAGTGTTGAAGGTAAAGAAGTTACTATTTCTAGTCTTAGCAAAATCGTATAAGGCTTTAGCTCTAGGACCAGTCCACTGACCAAGACCTAGACCAATATAGTGTTTTCCTCCTACGTTGTAACCTGGTTCATATAATGGTTGGTCATAAAGTCCTGCAAAAGCTCCCCAAGAGCCTAGTAGATTTTCTGCTGTTGGTTCCTGAAGCATCTTATCAAACTGAAAATTAGTAACATAGTCAGCTTCATACCTTCTAGCAGTAACATTAGACTCTCTACCAAAATACCCTACTATACCTGCAACACCCTCAGGAGTTGCATCAGGAATTTCTTTCTTAATAGCCCTTACTAGTGTTTTAATTCTAGTCTCAAGGTCATCACTTTCACTTCCTGCCAAGCTATCATCCTTCACAGGAGGACAAGATGTAGAGGTAGATAATGAGCCCACATAATCAAGAGCGTAAAGGTCAGTAACTCCACCTCTACGCTGTTTTGATTGTTGGATAACTCTAGCTTTAGTTCTACCAACAGTATTAATTAGTTTGTTTAACTGGTTAGCCATGTTACCCCCTACTGATTTACTACAATATCTCTATCACTATAGAGGTATTTAGATAGCTCTATCTTCTGTAAGTGTACTCCATCATTATAGGTATCAGTAATCTTAGTCAAAAAGAACCATGAGCTTGTCTTAAGAATTTTCTCATAGTACTTAGTGCAAGCTGTTAGTTCCCAAACACCTGCATTAAGCACAAACATCACCCTATCTCCTGGTTGAACTCTTTTCTCAGTGATAGGTTCTATAGTCATAGAGTAGATGACCTTTCTTCTAGAGTTCTTCAACCGTCTGATAGCTGTACGATAGAGCTGTTCAGTTGCCTTTAGCCTGTCTGCATCTGTGATTTCTCTGTTATCCTCAGCAATAGACTGTGTATCATTATCAGTTACAGTTCCCCAATAGAGCTCTCCTGCTTCAAGGGCAATACCTTCTGTATCCATTACAGCAAACTCATCACCGATAATCTCAGGAGCAAACACAGGAAGCTGTGGATAGTCATAAGAACGCTGTGAGTTTACCTTGTTACCTGTCTTAATCACAGGGAAACCTTCTAGCATAAATTTAGGGTTATAGAAGATGTCTCTCAGTGTCAGTGAACTAGCTCCTGAGTCTGACTTATCAGACATTGCTACAGCAATATTGATAGTATCCTCATAGTTCTCCTCTACGTTATCTAGAGATACTAAATGATTATACTCATTTATTAGAACATCCTTCTTAATCCCAAAGATACCAAACTCAATCAGGTAAGGGTCATAGCGATTGACTCTCCAATATAGAGATGTAGTCTTCTCACATACTTTAGTAAGAAATTCAAGGAAAGTTTCGTTGGAAAACTCGTACTCAATCAGGTTCTTCTCAGCGTAGTCATCTACATACTTAATCTTAAAGTCATTAAGTAAGTCATCCTTGTGAGCTTCATTAGACCAGTATCCTAGAGCTTGTTCCACAGCAGATACTACAGAACGAGCCTTAACAGTGACATTGGTAGGAAGGGTTCGTTTACCCAACCTACCTATCACATGAGAGGTCTTAACAGTCACAGTCATATCCTTGAAGTCATTAGACTTATCTCCTGCATAACCCTCATACTTCCAGTCATCTGTTTGAAGTATAATATGTGTGTTTCCACTAATTAATTTAGAATATCTAATAGGAAGGGTTAATTGAATTGCAGGAACCTCCATCATGGAGAACTCAACTGAAATTTCACCTAGAAAGTCTTCCTTAGGAATAATGGTAGACCTTCTGCCTGAACCATTGCTATTTAAAATATATCCAATCATATAGTTACACTCTCATAATCCAAGTAGATACAAGCACTCTCACTCACAACACCACTCACAGAAATAGTATTTAGACCTTTCTTAACATAAGGCATCTCAGCACACAATCTTAAGGCATCAAGAGATACCTCATTATAACTGAACTCTAAACACTCCCAAGACTTAGCATATTTAACATTACCCTTGTAATCTGCTGTGAGTACTCCACTGTAGGTACCTAAAATCTTAAAATCTCTATCATTTAGCCTTACAATAGGGTCTTTAAAGTCACCTTCAAGAGCAAAGCTCCATCTGTGACTATCTAGAACAGTAGTTGATAGGAAGTCACCTGTCATAACCTCATTTACACATGTATCACAGATAGCATGTTTGTAGAGGTCCTTAAGCTGTTTTCCATCCTGTTTGCATCTAGAACAGTTATAAACTACTCTCCATTTAGAGTTACACTCTTCATAGAAGTCATTCATGAACTGAACATTAGTCTGAGCAGTACACAAGTCTACCATACCGTCCATCTCACCACAATCTGTCTCACAACATTCACAGTGATTATCACAGTTAGGTAGAGTGTTACAGCAAGCTCTAGACTTACCTAAGCAACTAGCCTTCATCTCAATGAAGTCACAGTTATCATAGGGCTCTAGATAGGTCTTAGCCTCATCTGCCTTATACCAAACACCATCAGGGTTATCAAGTTCAACTTTGAATACTAAGTAGTCATCATCTGTGATTACCCACTCCTTAGCTGACTGAATACTAGTAACATAAGCATTACACCACACAAGCTGTAGACCTGTTTGAATAGCCCACAGCTTACCTGGTGTAGTTAATTGTTCAATGATAAAGTCATAATGAGCCTGAACATGCTCCTCAGACCAGTCTTGGGTTCTAAGGGCAACCTTCAGTGAGATAGAGTTACTTTCTATCAGTGACTTATCACTCTGATTACCAACATAAGAGCCATGAGTAAAAGTCCGAGAGGTTTTACTCTCTCTCAGACTAATACTTTCTGACTGTTCATCAATAGACTTTCTACCAAGGAACACAAGGTCATTATATTGGATATATCGTTTAGGTTTTGAAAAGTTTTCATCACATCTAAACATTAAACATACCTCATTAACTTGTCAATCCCGTACATACCATTCAAATACTGAGACTTATTGTCAATATTTTGACTAATCTGAGCATTATTATTGTTATATACATTATTAATTATAGTCTGACCTGTGCCCTTTTGTAAAGCACTGAAGCCATACTTGTTGAGCTTATCTAAGAAGTTAGTTCCTAGACTATCAACAGCTTTCTTACGGAGTACATACTCACCAGGAGTCAGCATAGTTGGTACTGTGTCTGTTCCACGTGAAACAAAATCTACACCACCAAAACTTCCTCCTGAGTAGTACTTAACAGCTCCTCCTGCAAACTTGTGTTTGGACTTCTTACTTCCAATTCTGTTAGCAATACTTCCTGAGCCTGATTGTATCTTAGCTATAATACTTTGCATAGCTCCTGTAGCTTTAGCTGTTAGTGAAGCTAAAGCTTGGTTTATTTCAGCACTAGCATTTTCAATGCCTGAAGTATCAACATCTCCTGGGTTGTTCTTCTCTACCGCTGACTTAATCTTACCGATAGCTCCATCAGTAGTATCCACCTTTTTCTTGACTTCTTCAAGGAGGGCTTTACCTTTAGCATCAAGTTTTGAGGTGTCTATGTTAGAGATATCTATACCATATAGTAGGGCACTAGCTTCTTCAATCTTGATATCACCATTAGCAAACATTTTACCTATAGCATTTGTATAGTTTGTAATAGTTGCTTTTGTTTTCTCAAGCTTTTCAGGAGATATAGTGTTCTCTTTTTGGAAGTTCTTCACAGCTTCAGCAAAGGTTTCTCCTTTTTCTACCATACGGTCAGCAATGATATCACCAATCTCTTCATCAAAGCCTTTCATCTTAGAGATAAATCCTGATAACTTTTCTTTCTTGGTATCATCACTCTTAGAGCTATTTCTGATACCTTCAAGAAAATCGTTCATCTTACCTGAGGCTACTTCATTGACTTTATTCTCAAGCTCACCCAACTTATCAGCTAGACCTGCTCTATGAGCACTATCATTAGTTTTCTTGATAGTTTTATACTGATAAGCAACTTGGTCTATCTCTTCTGCTATATCAAGTGAAGAATTTTTAACATATTCTGTTAAAATATTCCTAATTTCTGTAGGAACCTTTGATAGATGTTTGTTGATACTTTCTATCCTATCAGCATTAGCTTCTTGTGAGCTCTTACTTAGGCTTTCTGCTGATTTCTGAAGCTTAGTTGCATAGTCAATAAGATTTCCTCTAGACTGTTCCTTAAGAAACTCCTCAGAGATACCTACTTGCTTAAGAGCTTCAATTAAGGCAGTTTCTTGGTCTTCCTTAGATGAAAACTTACTACCATCAAGGGCTGACTTAAGGCTTTCTGAGTAAACACTTAGGTCCTTATACAAGTATTCCTTGGTTTGGTCTAAACCTCCCCAAATAGACATAACAGCATTTTTGAACCTCTCAGTGTTTAGTCCCTGTCTACTCTGTTCACCTGGTGAGAATGTCTGAATTTCTTGTGTTGTTCCATCAATGGAACTCTTAACCTCAAACATCTTTTGTCCCATAGAACCATAGAACAACTGAAGTGAAGCAAGAAGTTCTTCATCAGTAACCCCAAACTGCTCTTTCCATTGTTGCCATGTCTTAGTCTCACCATTGATATCAACATTATATGTTGATAGTTTCTCAAAGTCAGGGTTTATATTAGCTAAACCAATAGATGACTTAGAGTTCTTAGCATTCATACCTGTTTGGTTAGAAATTCCTGACACAGCAGATATTGAGTTAGCTAAGTTAGACTCTCCATTGCTTCCAATAGATTTGTAGAAACCTCTAAGGAGTTCTGTATAGGACCTTCCTTCTTCTTTCAAGGCTTCAACTTTAGCTTTTAATTGCTCTTCCTTAGCTTGCTCTTCTTCCTTCTTAACCTGTCTCTTGAGTTCACGCTCTTGTTCAGCAAGTTGCTCTTCCTGAGCTGTAGTGAATAATCCTGAAGCTACTCCAAGCAAACCGCCTATACCTGCTCCAATAGCAGTTCCTACAGGTCCGAAGAATGTCCCCATGCTTGCTCCCATGAGAGCACTTGAAGCAGTTGATGTAAGCACAGTGGAACCCTTCTTCAAGATAGGTGACATATTAGAGTTTTGGACTAATCCATTAACTCCATCAAAAATCATTCCACTGAACATCCCACCTAGCATTAGAGCTCCCTTACCAAAGGACTTCATAACTCCTGAGGCTTGTTGAGAGAACATCTTAGCATAACCTTTGGTAGATTGTACACCTGCCTTAAGACCTTGCCATCTACTACCTGTTTGGGCGTATGCAAGTTGATAGCTTGCATAAGAATTGCTCATAAGTTGCTTAGAAAGGTCCCACCTGTTACCTAGCTGATACTTAGGTGCACTAGAACCTTTACTAAAAGGTAGGAAGCCTCCAAAACCACCCTGTGAACCACCTTGTGAGCTTCTATTGAATATAGAACCTGGTGATATACCTCTGATAGAGTTAAGGCTATTTATAGTAGTACCTAGGAAAGTAACTAACTTACCTACAATACCTCCAACCTTAGCAAGGATAGTACCAATAAGGAAAATCTTAGCATTGGCACCAATTACATTAGCAATAGAAGTTAGCACATTGATAATGGTAGTTACTGTGTTAAGGACTTTTCTCATCCCAATTTCAACATTACCATTACCTAGCTGAGCAAAAAGGTTTCTAATACCTTCTACCACAGCTTTGATAAAGTTACCAATAGCTCTAAAGAAAGCAACTCCTGAAGAAGATGTGAGTGCATTGATTACCCCTGAACCAAGTTCAGCCACAATAGGAGCTAGTCCTTTCAAGAGGTTATCAATAACTTGACCAATCTTTTTAAGACCTGCATTAACTCCTGAAGGGTTTAATCCTTTCTGAGTCTTAGCCATAACCTCAGTGAAGAAGTTAAGGATGCTCTTAACAACACCTAAAGCGGTAGGAATAAGATTAGTCTTAGTTCCAATGAACTGGATAGAGTCAAAGAGTTGTTCCACAAAGCTTCCTAGTGAATTTACAGTTTGCTTAAGAGCACTTACATTAGCCCCTCTAGTAATTACATCATTAACTACTTTAAAGAACCATGAAAAGCTTGCTGAAACTAATCTAACCGCACCTGATGACACAGCAAGGTCAGCAAGGTTTCTGTACATCTTAACTATTTCAGTGATACCATCTAAGAAACCACTGGTAACGCCTTCCTTGCCAATATCAACTATTGAACGAAGGAATTTAACATATTCATTACCTGCTTCACCAAGGAACTTACCAATAGATATACCTGTGGTGCTGAAGAAGTCCTCCACAGACTTAGATAGTTCTCTGATATTGTTGACAAAGCCTTTACCATTAAAACCTTTTGATAGCTCTTTACCAAAAGTCTCCATGGAACGTAGTAAGGCTGAGCCTTGGGTCATACCAATAACTCTACCTACTTGAGAGAATTTAGTGATTAAGTCCCCAACAGCATCACCAAACTTACGGACATACTCCTCAAATTTGGCACTACCTACAATTTCAGTGATACCTTTGATAAACTCTCTAGTAGCTACATAAACCTTGTTAAGAGCTCCTGGAGTAATATTACCTTCATCATCAACCTTATCAAACACAAGGAGGTTAGATAGGGTTTCTTTTAAGTTGGCAATAGCCTGTCTAGGTGTAATAATAGAAGTTACAAGTTCTTGGAACCTTGGGTCTCCACCTACCTGCTTGACTACATCAAGGAACTCATCAGTAGAGATAAGTCTCTTTCTAGTAGCATCTACAATAGTATCCTCACCTTTAGACTTAGCTAGTTCAGTAAGTCTTCTGTTTAACTCTGATGCACCTAGAGCTGAGAATTTCTCACGGATGAAACGGAAGTCTCCTTGGTTAAGTACACCTGCCGCCAACATCTGAGACATCTGTGTGGTTATGGTTTTCATACCCTCAACAGGGTTTTTAGTCTGAGCTGTAAGACCTGCAAAGGCTTTTGTGATTTCTTCAGCATCAGCTCTATTATAGGCAGTGAATGTAGAAGCCTGTTCCAAGAGGTCAGTAGCATCAAACACAGATGCCTTACCATAATCACCCAACCGCTTCATAGATAAGTTGATTTCTTTCTCAGTCTTACCTAATGCTTGCATGTTGATACGGTAAATCTGCATAGCATCCCCAAGGTTATTAGCTTCTTTGTTAAGCTCTCCTAAACCTGAACGAAAAGCAGTTCTGACACCTGACACAATGCCTGAGAGACTTCCCTTGAGTCCTCCACCTACCATAGAAGCTAGAGAACGCTGGATGCCTAGTACTTCAGAAGAAATAGACTTAAAGCTTCCTAACATAGCTTTAGCAGGGTTCACAGCCCCTAATCTAATCATGTTTGATGTGAGCTTAGATACAGCACCATCCACAGAATTAATGACATTATAAAGGTTCTTATATGACTCAGCTACGTTATGGACCTCAATAGATGTACGCTTAAGAGCTTTATCATCTAAAGGAGACTTACCAGTACCCCTAGCTTTATCTGCAAGTCCATTGATTGACTTAATTTGTTTCTCAATTTCGTCTGTGTTTAACCGAAGCTTAATATTAACAAAGGGCAAGCTATTAGACTTGCCCATTTTGTTTATAAGCTTTTCAATGTCAAGCACAGTCTTCTTCATGTTAAGTAATAGTTTAGATGCTGACTCAATATCATTGAGACCATCAATCTTAACACCGATTGTACGTACTGACATCTAGAAGTTCTCCTATGCTACATCTTCCACATTTCTACGAATTTCGTAGAAGTTACCGTTTTCATCTCGGCTCACAGTGAATGTAAGTGATAGAGTGATTTCTCCATCTGTACCGAACTCACGTGAGTTTTCAGTGATAAGTACATTGTTGAATACGTAGTATTCCTTGATACCTCTAGTGTTCTCAACCATTTGAGTTACACGGAAGTGAGTGTTACGAAGTCGTTTATCGTTTGCTACGATAAGCTCAACATCACGCTCTCCATTGTAGGTAACGAGCAATTTCTCACCGATATACATAGGGTTCACAAGAACTGTTCCTCTACCCAATCCATGGTGAGTTTGAGTCAAAGCAATGAACTCATCATCTTCAAGGTTGATACCTGCTGAAATTGGCATAGAAGATAGGTAAGTACAGTCACAGCGGTCAGATGACACAATGATTGTATTACAGTCTTCATAGTATAGGTCAGGGATAACCAATGAACCGTACTCTTTACCGTCAACTTCAACTCTTTCAACCACGAAGCTGTCTGTCACAGGGATACCACTTGTCATTTTCTTAGACATAGATTGAAGAGGGTTCAACCAGTAGTCATTACATGAAGTAGTAGTAGCTGTGATTTCTTTTGTGATTTCAATTTGTGACTTATCATACTGACGACCAAAGCATCTAGCATCTGTAGTAGGTACTGAGATGTTGTGAGTGAATGATGTCAAACATGAGAGCAATACGTTTGAGAACTTACGCAACTCAGAACGGTCATTGACAATCATTGGAGATGAAAGTCCAATTTGTCCATCAAACTCATCTTCACCCTTGTAAGTCACTTCATAAGAAATAACTACACCATGGTCAGAAGGTTTCCATCCATCACCAATTTGAGTCATAGCTTTTGTATCAGCTAAGTCAATAGTACGTAGAACGTATCCTGGTGCATGAGTTTCAAAGTCATAAGTGTACACATAAGCGTTAGCTTGTGGTAGGTCAGGGAAGTCAGCAACAGTAACCTTCAACTGGTACTTACCTGCTTTTGGTACATTAACGTATACCATGTTAAACCCTAGAGCAAAGTCATCAGCATCAGAACGAACTTGATACTTAACTTTGATAGCTTTTTCAGCAGATTTAACATAGAGTGTTCCTGTGTTAAAGCATTTAAGTGGTGTACAGTTAAGTTGGTCTTCAGGAACATCCTTACGAACATACTGTACTAAGGTACCTGTAGGAATTTGTACTTGCTTGTTAGCTTTCCACCGAACACAAGGACGAATTTCCTCATTGATAGCGACAATGATTTTATTGTCTTTATCTTGAGTGTTGTAGCCATACATAGGATGACTCATATCTACAAAACAGTTAGACATTTATTTCTCCTTTTTCTTATTGTCAGCTTGGGCTTTTTCAGCTTGCACTGAAGGTTTTGGTTTGTTAGCTTCTTCTACCATGTGCTCACGAACTCTAGCCATTGCTTGAAGCTCAAGTTTGCTTCCATGACGGTTAGCAATCTCATTACGAGACATGAAGAACGCATCAATGTTAAGTGGTTTTTCCACAGTCATGTTTTTCTCCTTCTAACATGTATAAATTGATAAGGTTACAGGGAAGGAAAACATTTCAACCTCATCCACAAGCTCATTAGAGAAGTCCTCAGGACATCCTATTTCTTGTATCTTAACCTTGATAGGCAAGTACCAGTTATCTAATGATGCTACATCTTGAGCGAAAGTTTTTCTCTGTATCCCCTGAGGTGTACTAACTTGGTGTATTAGCATGTTTTTAATCTGACAATGAACTTCTTCTCTGTACTCTAGTTTTCCCTCAGGGGTGTTCTCTATACAGACCCTTCCAGTAGGAGGACTGACAGAAGAATAGTACACGGAGAAATTTATGTAGAACCTTGGGAAACACTTAGAACTATTATCACAGGCTATATCAATAGCTAGGAAAGGGAACTCAGCCCCTTGGTTAAGTTGAAAGTGTTCAGAAGTTCCTACATGTTTATTAAACTGTTCATCAAAGTTATTATATCTTTTACGTGGGTCTCTCTCTTCAGGATGGTCAGGCTGAATAAAATAGTCTAGTACATCTGCTCCATACATCTGAAGCCACTTCTTGATGTTTATATACAGGGCACTCATCATTTCACTAACCTCTTAGGTACTTTAAGTGAAAATTTAGTACCTGCTTTCTGTAAATAAGCTGTCACAGAAGCTCTATCACTTCCTGATAGACTGGATGAACCTGAACCTCTTCTACCTGAAGGATGCTTAGCAGAGTACATACCTACTCCACCTTTGACAAGCTCTCCCTCTCCAGTGTTCATGAAACCTTGATAGATAAAGTCGAATGGTTCCCAATTAGGATAACCTTTTTCAACATATACTTTAGTATAATATCTAACTTTTCCTCTAGATGTTGGAGGGAAGTCTTTTCTGTCACTGTATACTTCAAACCCACCTGGTACTTTCCTAATCTTGACTGAGTTTATCATCCTACCAGTTTGTCTAGAAGCAATAGCTTTAGCCTCTAGTGTACCAGTCATAACAAAATCAGTAAACTCCTCAACTAGTTCAGTACCTTTAAAATTATGAATATCAATCGTGGTCAACTGTAATCACCCCCTGTAATTGCTTAACAAAAGGTGCACACTCTAGGAGCATCTGCTCACTTTCTCTAGGGATTAATCGCTCACCAGTGAGCTTAATATCCCAACATCCTGGAAGTATCTCGTAGCTTCTATAGGCAACTACCTTCCAAAATAGATATCCTGCATCCTCAGGACAATCCCAATAGTTACATTTAGTGGATATCCTTTGCATGATGTAGTAACCATGCTTAAAATCAAAATCACAAGCGTGAGATTGATTGTAAAGTGAAAAGTAGAATGTTTCTAATTGCCTAGAGCCTTCAAGTCCATGAATTGTAGTGGCATCACTTTCAGCTCCTCTAGAGGTAGGCATGTGGTCAACACACTTGATGTGCTCAACTTCTTCCCACAGGCATTTAAAGACTTGTCTACTATTCTCATCATAAGTGGGAGTAGCTGTACCTTGTCTCAATAAAATAATCTCTTTATTATTCTGTGGTAGACCCATGATACCCCCTAATATTACAGTTCTTCAGGTTTAGGGTTATTGTTTTCCACTGGTTTCTCAACAGGAGTTTCAGGCTTTGGAGCCTCTTCTTCTGCAATCTTAAACTCAGTATTCTCAATATCCCTAACAAAAGTAGCTTCTGTAGTATCAGGAACTTCTTCAAAAGTGTTACGAATGTTACCTTGCTTATCTGTGTATTTCAAGTTTGTAAGATACTTACCTAGAATTTCATCTACAGGATAGGTTTTACCTTGTTCAAAGATATATAACCTTCCTCCATAGTAAGTTCTATACACAGTACGGTAAGTTTCTACACCACTAATGGAGCGTCCAGTACCACACTTAGAGCATCCGTAAGAGCGTGACTCTCTTGCGTATTCTCCATTGTATTTTACTTGCATTCTTTTCTTCTCCCAATAGCTAAGTGCATCCCTTCTGTGTAAACTTTTTTACACAGTGATAGTGAGCTGAGTGTAGCTAGTGACCATTTATTGATTAGCTTAACGTAGAACCTGTCAATGCTTCCATTATCAATAGTCCATTCTCTTACGATATAGTCTACTGATTTCTGCTTAAGCACAGCTCCTACAGCCAATCTATCCATGTTAGCACACTCATCAAGTGAACCACAGTTATTCTGATAAGAGATGAAGATATTCATGAAGTGACACATAGCCTCATAAATACAATCAGGTAGATTTTCAGAGGTGTATCCTGCTTCATAATCCAAGATGATTTTATACTGAGCCTCACAAGAGCAAGGGTCACAACACCTACAGCAAGGGCTGAGTTCATCTGTGACATTAATCAGTAAAGTTCCATCCACAAAGGACCAGTTATACTTTGTAGTATCAAGTTCGTACTCCTCTCTCTCCAAGCCCTTACGTTTATGTAAGTAGACCTTGAGTGAATTAGGGTCAAACCCCTTATAGTAATAAGGCTTAATCTCAACCATTGCGTCACAACCGCAAAGTTCAAACTCAGTGATAGGTATAACTTCATGTCTTCTACTCTTCAGAATAGTAGCACACTCACCATCAGTCCAACAGAACAAGCGAGCGAGTACACGAAGAAAGCTCTCCATGTACCCCTGCATTGTTGCTCCATCATCACAGTCAAAGCAACCACACTTCTCTTGAAGCTTATTGGTGATTTTAATTAATTCCAATTCAGGTTGCATTTACTGTCTCCTTATTTAGCAGGAATAGTTGCCATAGGGAATGGATTAAGACCTGTAAGAAGACCTTGGATACGTTCGAATACCACAGCAGGACAAGTTTGTTCAAGTGGGATATTAGCTACAAGAAGGTGAGAGATATGTGAGTTAGTATGTACCAAACCGAAGTTTTCATACTTGTCACAGATAACTTCACATCCTGGAACGCTTGTGTCATCTGTACGTTGAGTGTAGATAGATGATTGAGGTACAAACAAGTCGTACTGTGTCAATGCTTCTACCCTAGCCAAGTCGATAACGTAGGCTTCACCAGTCATAGTTTCTTCAAGGTCATAAGGCAAGTGGTAAGAAGTTCCAAAAGGAATACCTCTAAATCTGATTGTTTCACCATTTACTGACCAACCTTGTGGAAGCTTACCGTCTTTACCTGGAACGATTTCAGCTTTAATTCCACGAAGAGTTAGTGGGTGAACATAGATTTTATACCGTGCTGATTGGTTGTTCAATACATCAAGGTAGCAAGCAACCTGACGGAAAGCACCAATAACTGAACCTGAAGCATCAATAGGAGTAACCCCTGGGTGAGACATCATTTCAGCCACACCTGCGAAAGGACGAAGACCTTGACCTTGGAAGTTCAACATACCTTGAACGATATGACGTTGAACGATAAAGGCGAAAGTATACCATGCCATGAATTGTTCAGCTTCTTCATAAGACATACCCAAACGTTGGAAGATGTTAAGAAGGTCTCCTTGTTTGAAGTGCATCTTGTCTTTCATCAAGCGGTCAAGACGAGTTTCACAGTCTTTGAAACATAGATAACGAATTGGTGTAGCATCACCTGTAGCTTGCATAGTGAACTTCTCAGTGAAACAGCAGGCATCAGAAGTATCGTTAGCAAAGTCAGGAGCTTTAGTTCCCCAAGTGATACCTTCCATAATCCAGTCGCCATTTTTAGCTTGACGAAGTGCACCGAAAGATGATTGTTCAAAACGCTTAAGGATATCGTTTACCAACTCATCATCCATACCAACTTCACGAAGTGAAGGTTGTGCTTTTGACCAGTCACGTGAGATACCGAAAGGAATTTTACCGTCTTCATTAGAGAAGTTTTCAACATTACCTAGTTTAGCTTTTGTACGCTCATACAAGTTGTCAATAGCTTCACCTAACAAAATATCAAAGTTAGTTTTAGTCATTATTGTCCTCCAAAACGAACACGTCCAAAGCGGTTAGTAGCTTCTTTCGGTTCTTCTTTAGATGCTTTCTCCACAGTGGGATTAACAGTTTCCAATAGTTTAGCTAGTTTGCTCAACTGACCTTCCACAGCATCTTCATTTTCTTTCTTAGTTTCAAGCTCAGCTTGTAATTGTGCATTTTCTGATTTAAGTGTTTCTACTTCAGCCTTAAGGGTTTCAATAGCCTCAATAGCTTTAGCAAGAGCTTCACCTTCTTCAGTTTTAGGTTCTTCTGCTTCAACCTTTTCTTCAGTAGCTTCAGCTTCTTCTTTTACTTCTTCTACTTCAGGTGCTTCAGTTGTTTCAGGAGTTTCAGTAGCCTCAGTAGCTTCAACTACTTCAGCAACTTCAAGCTCAGTAGCTTCCTTAACTTCTTCTTCAACTTGTGCACTTAGGTGAGCTAGAACTTTATCAAGAATTTCTTTATTCTTCAAGTGTTCTTCCTCATTTCTTACTAACAGTGAAGGTTCATATCCTCCACTCTTTGCATTACCAGGGTTTCCCACAAAGGAAAAGCCTGATATTTCTACTCTATCTGTGATAGGTACATCAATAGACCCACCATGTTCAAGGTTATACTCAGCAAGCTTAGTAAACTCTTCTAAGTCTTCTTCCCCAATCTCCTTGTGGTACCACATGAACTCTGATGAAATAGCAAAAGGCTCATCTTGAAGCAATAAGTCCTTTATGTTGCTTAATTCTAAATTTACATGAGGTTTTACAAGTAGGTCATACCTACCCTGTTCATCAACCACAAGCTTGAGGTCAGACTTTCTGAAGTATCCCTCTCTCACAGGATAAGCATTTAAGTCCCTGTGACCAGTAGATACATAGCCCTCAAAATCATCAGGCAAGTTATCATACCAATTCTTGAGGGTTCCCTTACAGATGTACAATCTAATTGTACCATCAGGATAAAGGACAGAACCTTCAGAGAGCAATGTCATATAACCATTAGGATTATCAAGCCTATCAACAGATAACTTTTCAGACTCTTTTCCAGTCTTTGAGAGGTTCATGATAGAGTCCAATGAGTCCTTCTGTTCAAGGTACACATTAATCTCATCAATAATTCTCTTAGCAATCTGTGACTTAATCGGCATCCCTAATCACCTCAAACATGTTGTACTTCAACTTACGTACTTTCTTACCTCCACAGGATGCACAGTAGGCATACTCATAAGGTACACCATCCTGTTTCAATCCTGCTTCTGTTTCAGTAGAGAAAGGTAGCTGTTCAGTTACTTCTTCTAGGCTCTTCAAAAGAACTTCATCATCAGTTTCATACCAACCTTCATTCTCATGAGAGCTATTAGGATAAAATTCAAAAAGTTTACGTGAGTTTTGGATGATGCCCTTATCATTTAAAAAGTTGACTCTAATTACTAGGTCACGCTTTAAAAACCTAGACACTCTAAACTTACTCACTCTTCTTCACTTCCTTCTTTTTTCCTTTTGACTTCACTGCTTTGACTGTGGTACCTTCAGTAATGCTAGTTACCTCATCAAGCTCATAACCAAACTGTCTCGCACGAACCTCACGCAAAAACTCTTTGTAAGTCTGACCTACATTTTTTGTTTCTGCCATTACTTATCTCCTGCGTATGTGATTGGGAAGCCATAACAATCAAACTCAGTTTCCTTGAGCTTAACTTCTTCCAATTCGTAGCTGAACTCATACTTATCACCACAGCAATAAGTGAATGATTTGAACTTCTTCTCTTCAACATCAAAGTATTGAATTTGTTCTTGTCCAACCACAACTTTACGAACTTGAGCTAAAATTGTTTCTGCTAAAGGTGATTTAAACTCTTTAGTTTCACCTGCAACTACAATCTTAAGCTTCATCTTTGGAACTTTAATTGTGTTAGCCATCAAAGTGCTCCTTCCTGCATAATTATAAACATAATATAACATAAAAGGAGGTAATGTCAAATTACCTCCATGTCAATTAGAACTCAATTTCATCAAGCACTTTAGCTGTACCATGCTCTAGACGGTATCTGTTGATTAACTCCATAATCTCTTCCATTCTGAAAGGGTCAAAAGTTGTATCGAAGTTATTGAGGAAGTCATCTTCTTTGATGTGCACAGTTCCTCTAACTTCAGGCTTGTCATCCTTACCTTTACCTACAACAAAACCTACGATATAGTTAGCATATAGATGACCTGTAGATTGTTCCATAAGAGCTCTTTGGTCAACCACAAAAGTGTAAACCTTTTCAGTCTTTTGTCCAACCTTTTGGTCAGATACCTTAACTCGGTTATCAAAAGCAACTTCTACGTTCACAGCATAAGATGTACGAGGTGTACGTAGCATGTTTCCTGTAGCACCAATAGTAGGAATTTTTTGTGCTACGTTCTCATGACCACCATTGATAAGCACTTCTGCATCAAGGTCAGTCAAGTCTGCATATTTTCTCAATGTATACACAGGTTTTCCATTACGTGTATACTCAGGCAAAATTCCTTTTCGTTTTGTGTCTAAAAACCCTAAAACATCACTGATAACTTCAGTCATTAATTCGTCCTCCATGACGGTACATATCTTTCAATGTATTTCTAGATTTCTCCTGTTTCTCAAGCCCTTCTTTTTGTTTGTCAGGTGTAAGTATCTCATACACATAAGGCTTAGGAGGTCCATAATCAGTAACAAACTTGCCTTGGGAAGTTTCATCTAGATTTAACCAATCATTGTATGTCTTGAAAGCGTGTTCATTAGCCATCTTAGCATACATAACAGTTATATCAGGATAATACATCTTATCCATAGCATGTTCATAACTAATATTGTATTCTTTGCAAACAGAAAGTACCTGCTCAGTTATCTCATCTAGAGACACAGGGACCATCTCTTCATAGGCAAGCCCTGTGAACTCATCTTTAGGCTTTACTAAACCTTGAAGATAAGCCCACTGGTACCTCACCAAATAACTAATCAGCTTGAAAAAACGAAGGATTATTATCCAATACTTTAGAACAGTTCTCAATCAATGACTCATCTGTAATGTACTGTAGGAGAGAGTCACTTACTCCTAATACTGCTCCTAATAGTTTTTCACAAGCTTCGATTACATTATCATCAAATACTTCATATACCTTGATTAAGTCTTCTACTGTGTAGATTTCAGATGAACCATCTTCTTTCAAGTCAGTAAAAGCTAGGGCAAGTGTTGAAGCATAATGTCTAACCTTACGTGCAATACGAGGAGAAACAAATTTTTCCTCAGCATGAACTACTTGCTTATATGCTTTACCATCCATCACAAGTTCAGCACCTTGAGGAGCACCTTCTTTAGGAACTGGAAGGTAAAATACTAAAGTATAATCTTTAGGTTCTGTAACACCAATTTTAGTAGGCTCTCCATTCACAACTGAACTAGTTGGTGTTTGGATAGCTACAGGTGTATCAGTTTGTGTAGCTCCAATGAAGCTGTCCTGCATCTTTGCAAGTTCTTCAATGCTTAAAATCTTTTCTGACATGATTTCTCCTTAAACAATTAGGTTTTTAGCTAGATAGGCTTCAGCCATATCCATGTCGATATCTTTTAATCTGTCATATACATCAAGGATGTAGATGTCATTGTTATAGTTATAGCTATTAGCAAACTCATAACTATCAAACTTAATATACTCTTTAAGTCCAGTAGACTTTTGAAGAAGATGAACAACCTGACCTAAGAAATGGTCTCGCATAGGTATGATTGTGTTCTTCATAGCATTATCAATGATACTGTGAGTACCAATGTTTGATACTGTCTTATCTGAGTCAAATAATCTAGCAGGAACACCAAACATACGACAGATGATAGCAGGAACATACTGAGATAGGTACTCTAGGAAGTCTGTAGCCTTGGTATCACGTTCAAGCTGTTCAAGGTTTTGGAAGTTTCCTGTGTACACAATAGCATCATTGAACTCAGTTTCAGAAAGCTTCTCAGCAAACTTCTCAATATCCTCAATAATCTTCTGATTACGCTCTTCTTTAGCTGTACGACCTAAGTCAAGCAATTCTCCACTATCGAAAGAAGAACCTTGCTCTACGCTCTCCTGGACTTGTTCTTCAAGTGTATCCTTAGCTTGAAGTGCAATAGTACCAATACCATTACGAGAGATATCATAGTTCATACGGTTAAGAATGTTAAGGATAAGCTCAACACGTTTTCTATCACGTAGTAATGGACTCATACAGAAAGTCTGTGAAGTATCTAGTCTTACACAAGCGAACTCATCACTGGTGACAACTATAACCTCTTTTTCATACTTTTTAGGGTCTTCAAGAATTTTCTTGATGTCTTCCTCAGAGTAATCAGAGGCAATACGAGGATTACCAGTCTTACGGTCATAAGGTGTTTGGTAGACATCAGTATTCTTTATGAGATAGGCTAAAGTTTGTCTTAGAACAGGCTTCTTAGGGTAGTCAATCACACAGGCTAGAATATCCTTTGGGTGTACCCCAACAAGACCATCTTTGGTTCTTAGCAAACCATAATATCCATATTTTCTATACCCTTTAGCAACTTGCTTGAGTACATCATAGTTTCGCTGACCATTAAAGTTATGGTCATAGAGGAAGTTTTTCAGTGTTTCATCCTTGGTGAAGTCATCTGTAGTCAGAGAATTGGTAAACATATAGTTCACAATATTATCTAGGATGTAATCAACATCAGGTAAGTCCAATGAAAGTCTCTCAATATCTTCAAGGGTTTCATTGACAGAAGTCCCTCTAAAGCCTGAGCTTGAATAGATTAACCTGTCTTTGTATTCACCTTTGAAGTATCGGTCCATTGCACAGTCTCCACCGCACTCATCCTTCCGACATTTTCCACATACCATTAGGTACCTCCTAAGTAAAACAACTCAGCAACATGGAGAGAGAGCAATACACTATCCAGTTCGTCAGGAGATTGTCTTAGCAATTTCTTAATTTCAGCCTTAGGTCTAATCTTGACTTTTCTATCCTCAGGTTTCTGAATTTCAGACACAAAGGACATCTGTCTTGATATAGCATCCCAAACTTTACGTACAAAGGAAACTCTCTTAGCCTCCATCATACCTCTCAACATCAAGTGCATCTCAGCTCTTCGGTTAAAGGCATATTCAGCACTAGGGTCCTTGGCAATAACCTTAATCTCAGTAGGCTTACCACCAAAGTTAATATCATACACAGGGCACTTAAGCTGTCCTGATAGTCTTCTCATTTTCAATGGTTGTACTATGTGAGCTCCACCACCTGAGTCAATCCCAATAGCTTTTACCTTAAGTGTATTAGCTATAGTCACTATCTTATCCACAATCTCAATAGCTGTGATACCATCTATCCACTCAGCAGGCTTAATATCCTTAGTGTCAATAGTGGTGAAGTGATTATGCTTATCCACAGAAGATATAGTCACTTGAATACTGTCAGCACCCTTATAGGCACTATCGACTCCTAAGAAGAAGTCTAATCCTTCTTGCTTCATATCGAATGACTCAAGAATATCAGGAGGTGCATCAAAGAATGAGGACCTTTCTGTAGGAAACTCACACAGAAGGTTTTCCCTGATTGAGTCTTCAGTTATCGTAAACTGTGACCTCATCAGCTCTTCCTTGGTGTACTTAATACTTCCTTCTTCCATAGCTGTGACAACATCTAGCCACATAACAAACTCATCATCAGCTAGGTCTTCGTTAATCATAAAGTCATAGAAGCTGTTAAGTGACCGTGGGTTTGAGATTAAGTACATGATGAGCTTTCGTCCATCATCAGACTCAAATTCTCTACGACCCATGTGACCAAGGGCTATAGGTGAAATATCTGAAGCTTCATCTCCAAACATGTTACCACCACGACCAATGACGTGAATTTTAGAAGGGTCAGTAAAGTTTGAACCTGCTGATAGTCCTTCTAGCTTACCACCATTCCTGAAGGAGAAACCTTCACTAGAGAATGATGATAGACCACGCTTAAGTCTCTTATCCACAGAAGTGACATCCTTTTCATCAAAGGACAGCATAGCTTTAACATCAGGGTGAGCTTTCACAAGTATTTCTCTTGCATGCTGAATGATAATCCCTGAATACTCCTGGGTAGAACCTACAGCATAACAGTTCTCACCTTCATAGGCAAAGTGATTAGACATTACTCCACAAAGGAAAGACTTACCATAACGAGGTGTAGCTACACAGTATCCTGTTTTATAGTCACCACTAAGGAAAGCCCCAAACTGAACAGCTTGGGACCACCACAATTCTATGTTGAACTCAGAAAGTGCTGTAGTAAAACCTAATTTATAATACTCTAGCTCTTTCTCAAAACCATGTCTCTCCCTAATGGTATTCCTCTTAAAGTGCTTAGGTATTTTACCTTTCACAGCATCCTTAAGTTGGTCCTGAGGAGTTACTTGGTCTAGGAGAAGACTTAGCTTCTCTTTGTTCGATAGAACCTTACGCTTCTGAATAAGTGACCCAACATCTGCATCTTGGGTGTGCATATACGATATCTCCTCCTGTGTAGCTTAGTTCTTCAGAAATATATGCTGAAGGAGCAACAGCCTGAAAGCTATCAGTCACAGGAATAGTCAATCCATCCATAGCTCTACAGATTGGACAAGTCTTCTCATCACCTACTGAGTTCCATGTTTTGAGTAGTCTAACCCCTGTAACTTCTTCAAATAGCTTAGAGCCTTGCACTGAAGCTTTCTCAATACCCATCTGAACTTCACTGATAGCTAATCTATCAATATTGCTCCAATAGGTCTCAAGAATAGCCTCCTTACTCATTGTGTCTTTGTTATCCTCAACAAGCTTCTGAATTTTCTTCGTGTGTTCTCGAAAAATATCCTTAAGCCTGTGACGATTACTTCGCACAAAAGCTGTGGTGTCTACCTTGTTTCTGACTTCAATAAGGTCTTGAGGAGTAACATTATACCCTAGAACATCTAGAATATAGTCAATTTCCCCTAGAAACGACTCTGAGTACATATCTGTGAGATAATTAATTATTTCTGTCTCTGCTGTAATATAATCCCCACCATACACAACAGAAGATACATAGTCCTTAATTAAATCTGTCACAGAAGTGATATGCTTATTAAACAGGTGCTCTTGTGGATTATGTGAAGCCATTACATATCTCCAAAAAGTTCATCCAATTTAGCTTTAGTATAATTTTTAAGCTCCTCAACACCATCTTTAGTGTCATGATTGACATTGACAGTAGTTTGTGTAGCCTTACCTTCAATACGGTCAGCCCACTCTTTACGGTCAAAGCTATTCTCGTAAGAAGCCATGATTTGAAGCATAGCATTCTTAGCCACAGGTGTAGCAGGAGGAATGTTATTATACACAGCAAAGCCTACCTTGCTGACAATCACCTCATCTACATCAATCAGTCCCCACCGCATTTGATATAGTTTGAGAGAGTCTTCATCAAGCAAGCTAAGCTCTCGCATAGTCTCAGAGTATAATTTGCTATGTTTAGTCACAACAAAGTACCTCCAAAATTTATTATACACCCTACAGGGCTCGAACCTGTATTGCAAGCTTAGAAGGCATGTGTTCTATCCAGTTGAACTAAGGGTGTAGAGGAGGGTTGCTGAAACCCTCTTTCCTCATAAGGAGATATCAACCAACGGTAAACACCGCAACTACCTTACAGCCTTTTACAACTGTAAGTCACTTAAGAAAGGAAAGGTAATGGGTAATTACCAAAGCCCCTGACAGGAATTGAACCTGCGGTCATTGGGTTGCAACCAATAGCCTTACCGCTTGGCTACAAGGGCATAGAGGACAGCTCAACTGTCCTTCGTCTCAGAGATATAAACAGTATATCACACAGATAGGTTACTGTCAACTCTTTTTGAGAAATATTTTCCTAGCAATATAGCTTCAGCTTCATCATCTGTGCTAACCTCTACACCTTTATCCTTACAGAACTGGATAGCCTTCTTCTTAGCCTCTTCTCGCTTACCATTCAATCCATAAGGCTTTCTCCACATAGTAGGAGGAATAAACTCCACCTGTGAACTAAAACACTCACGAATAACCATTCCCTGAATAATTCCTAACATTGCAAGTACTTTCTGATTTTTAAGTACCTTTAGTTCTTCGATTACCACAATGTCAAAACTACCATACTTGGAAAATAACACTCTCACAAATTCAGCCATGTAGTGACCTCTAATCACATAGTCATGGTCATTGCTTTTAAAAGTTCCATAGTCGATTAATTTTCCATCTTCTAGTACAGCATATCCTGAACTGGTAGATGATAAGTCTAAACTTAGTATCTTCATGACACAAGTGTATCATACCTGTGAAACTGTGTCAAATTTTGATTAGGGGTTATTAGTATCTAATATAAGATAATTACTTATAGTCTTATAGATTATAGTATTATGTAAGTATCTTATATTAGATTGTATCTACCCCCAATAGAAAATTGGTAAGAATAAGTCATCTGTGTATTGACTAAATAGTAAGATTATGTTAGTCTAGATAAAAACACAAAGGAGTAGTCATGGAGATTAGTAAAATTTGTAATCTAGCCTTTAATAACCAAGGAATTGACAGATTTTCCGTAGTTCCTGGACATTTTTACAGACTAGCAAAGAAAATGGAGGGTAAAATAGCAGATTATACCCTTAAGGAAAATATCAGACAGTTCTTGTGCTATCATTTAGACACAGAAGTGGGATATGATGATATCGTCTACAACCGTAAACCATTATATATTCTTGTGAATAGGGATGTATTCGTTATGAAGCTTCATGCCTTCAGCTACATGAGACTTTATAACAGCTTAGGTAGAGGTAAGGTAATGGACTTCATCAAAAGCTTAGCAGAAGACTATTCTCCACAGGAGGTAATCAGCTTTGTGTATTCCACAGTGTATAACAGCTATAACGACTTAACCGTAACAGACTTTCAAATAATCACAAAGCTACCAGTAGACTTCTTCTCCTTCAAGTCAGGTAGTAGTGTATTAACCCCTAAGGTCATCAAGTTAGCAATAGGTTATGAGTTCATCACTCCTGAGATGTATTCAGCTTATCTTCTCACACAGTCCACAGCAATGGAGGAAAAGAGAGATGCATATAAGAAATACATTAAGCGTTGGTTATTAGAACACTATGAACACAATACCACAGTAGTCAGAGAATATCCTGATTATCAGATGGTCATCACAGCACGTATCCTTAAATACACAAGGTACAAATACCTTAAGAACTTCATCAGGGATAACTTCCCCTCAGAACAAGCCTATTACATCTCATTCAAAAACAGCAAGCCAATTCTCACAGAACGTATAGAGCTCATCTTAGAACGCTCTCATACACATCCTATAGACTTCTTCTTCAACACAATACTCAGCAAGCTAGATAGTCTTTACAACAATCCTAAGTCCACTAGAGAGCAGTCTAATAGGCTTAGAGAGTTCATCCGCTATCACCGTTATGCCAAATCACTTCCCGAAAGTCACTCATTCTAACACTCAGGTCTTTACAGCTAAACTGATACTATTCTACTATGGTTTCTAAGTCTCCTAGACCTCATCAGCAAAAGTCCATAATAACATTTATCCATAACCTATTTTAACCATAAGACCTTCACTACTGAATAAGGAAAATCAGAGGAGGTCTTTTTTAGTTTGCTTTTTAATCGACCTTATAGGCTGTAAATCGTTGAGGCTGTAAGGCTTAACCCACTTTTACCCTTATGACTTCATTGGTGAATAGAGAAGAGGGTGTAATCCTTAGAGCCATAAGGGATTGACCTACTTTTACCTTAAAGAGGTTAGTGGTGAATGGGGAAATCCTCGACTACATCTTTATTTTAGCATTTTTAATCGACCTAACATTTTTCCATCTTTTACCTCAATAAAATAGCATAAACGCAGAAGGGCAAGGGGTGATTATGGGGGTGAGTGAACAATCATTTATACTCTATTATCTATCATCTCTTACCCTATCCCTCCCTCTCTCTACCCTCTAATACTATCCTATCCTATCATACATTACCACTACACTATACCACTACACTATACCTCTTTACCCTTGCATCTCTACCACCATACCATACCACCATAAAATACTATCATATAGCTGTATTACATAGATAGATTACCTTTATTATATACTTACATATCATTACACTTTACCTATACACTATACCTATGCACTATACTACA